CTAACTGAAGCTGTGGAGTTCTGGTATTTGATTTTTCGCTTCGCCATTTTCATATTTCTCATCAAAATAATTTTTAACTTCTTCGTCAACTTTTGTATAAATAACACATTCTTTACATTTACCCTTAATATTACATAATCGACACATTGGGTTTCCGCACGAATAACACGTCCTTAATTGTTTCCCCTTAACTTTTAAAGTTTTGTTACAACAAGAGCATTTAATCATTTTTAATTCATTCCACGCCCTAGCATATACAAGCTAAGTATTATTAATATCCCTTGAAATGTTACGTATAAATAATCAAGCCATTCGGGTAGTCCCCAAATAGATATACGAAAACCATCAAACCAACCGCTCGAACTTGATATTGACGGATCACCTTCGGGCAAAGTACCCGCTCCAATACTATCAAAATTAGGGTCTGCATTCGCACTGCTAACTAAAATATACATAACTATGTTAAACAACAACAACCCTATAAACAAAGTTGCTCCAAAGTTAGCTTTCTTATTATTAAACATTTTAATACCTAAATAACATATATAACAACATCACAACGGCAATTATTACCATAGAGGTTACAACAAAACTACTCAGTAAACCAAACAGCCACGCTATAACTAGACCTAATGCAAAGCCTCCAATTGCTCCAATGGTTAAACGTGTGACACTAAATATTATTCCACCAATAAACACCGCCATTATTAAGCCTAAAATATTACGAATTTTTGGGCTTGTAGCACCAAACCCGTCTAATAACTCGTCTATGTCTTCGTCAAACTGGTCGTTACTTGCTTCGTTTTCTGTACTTATGTAGTCAACTTCTTGAGGATTTTCTCCCCAATCATAACAACCTTTAGAAGTATTACCCGTAGACCTATTTTTAACAAAAACATCATACGTGCTTTGTATCGGCGTATGACCCGTTTGATTATCAGTACAATACATTTCTATTAAAAAATTTCCTTCCTCATCCGCTACATAATAAAAATTAAGATTAGCTCCAGTACTTGTTTGATTAGCTAAAGTATCTTTAACACTTTCGTTAATGTACTGCTCTTCAACCCAACAATAAATTAAGTCGCCGTCAGAATCGCTTACGTCTAACGTTACTTTAATTGTTTGGTCTAAACAGACAGGATTACCAGTATTAATTTTTGGGTTAGTATCAAAATCTACTTGAGAATTTAAAAACCCGTCATCAATATAATAAATTCCATCACTATTCAAGTATAAAATATCTGCTCTCCCCGAATCCTGAGCGTCAACCATTACAGCCGACCCGTCACTCTCTGTTATATCATAAATTTGGTATAAAGTACTACCAGTCCACCAGTTCCAGTCAGCACGAAAAACCCCGTAAGGTGTAATAAATTCATTAACGTTAGTGCCGTCGACATCAGTTTGTAAAGCATTAATACTTTGTATTTTAGCATTAGCAATTCTATTACTAGGAGTATTGCCTGTATATGTTGGTTCTGTTAAATCATAATAGTTAGTGCCATCATAAGAATACGTTTTGTGTTCAAAAGTTTGACCAGTTACTTCGCTCCCGCACGTTAAAAATATTTCGTCATTAGTTGTGTCATAACCCATAACACAAAAATCTTGCTCTCCAGTGTCCGCAAAAATATTAGTTTTTATTACATTACTGATTATTCTTCCATTAGGATTGTCAAATATTGCTTCAGGATATTCGTCTTCTTTATTGCCGTCACTATCATACATTAATATTAAGTATTCACTTGCTGAAGTTTGATACCCTATAATTATTTCTTGTTTATCGCCGTTAACATTAGGGGCGAAGTCGTGAACTGCGGGGCTAGTGAAACCATTATCGTAAACGTCTTGTCCTGTGTCTCTTTCTAAATCAATATTTATTTTAGAACCAGTAAGACTTAAAGCGAAAATATTTATATCACACGTAGTACAAGTGAATCCTTCACACGCCGTAAAAATAAAATTATTAGTTCCATCTTTATTATAATCACTTATTACAACTTCTCTTATTGGTGGTAAACTCCAGTCCTCATTATCAACCGCTGTCTCTAATAGTGTAGTATTATATATTCCGGTACTATTAAATGCGTGAGCATAAATTTCTTCAGCACTAGGAACCCCATCTTTTTGTTGTGCATTAACTATAATACAATTATTGCCGTCACAACCGATCATAAACTCGCTACTCTCAATATTTGGTATCGTCCAATTACTAGTTAATGTTAATGTCGTCCCGTTAAAATCAAATATTGTTACTTTGTCACCACCAACACTTATAATTTCTGTAGTATTATCGTTGTCTATGTCGTGTAGTACGGCGTGGTGAATATTATCCTCTGCATTTTGTCCAGTAATAACCGATAGGGTAATACCTTGATATATTTCTACATTATCCCCGTCCACTACCACTATTTCGTTTGTGCCATCATTGTCTAAATCTGCTACCAATGGCGTTTGAGTTGGCGTGGTTATTGACCTAAAACTTTCGCTAACGTCTTCTGAGCCAGTCCCAAAAATAGTTCTTATGCTTGTTGTGTCTTCGGGGGATTTATAATTTTCTGCCACAACTCCTGTGGTTAAAATTAGCATTGAGAGAATTAGTATTATTAATTTATTCTTCATTTTATTTTTTTCTCCCCCACTAGCCCCTTATTAGGGGGTGGGGTTGTTTTGGTGACGAACCACATAAAAGAGTATAAAAAAGTGACCCCGTAGGGTCGTATTTTCTCAATTTATGAGAACATTTTATAGAACGCCCAGAATACGAATACTCCGAATAATAGTCCTAAAATTGTTGCTGAGAAAATGTTTCCAATTCCTGTGGAAGCGAAAGTTCCATTCAGAGAAACCAGATTAGACAATAACGTACTTCCTGTTGCACTTACTAAACTTGATAGTATTAATGCACCAACGAAAATTGCCATATAAGTTTTTGCGTCTAAAGCCATTTTGTTTTTCTCGTTTGCCTATATATAGGTCTTAATTTAATAGTTATTATAGTATTAGTTTATTAATAGTTTTTTAATACTAACTAAGCCATTGATATACTAAATGTTCGGCATTGTTGTAATTTTTAATAAATTTATAGAATTGTCCTACACCCCAACTTTTTATTTTTAATACGTGATCGCCTTTTGTTGCAAAAACTATTTTTCCTTTATGTGAGTGTTCGCCATTAAAATAACCTTTTTTTCTTTTGTTTCGCATATAATCACTAGGGTTGTTAGTACAGGCTATATGGTAATTGTGATTTTTTCTTTTTGGAAAATAAATTATTATTGTATATTTATTTTGGTTTGAACATTCCACCTAGTACACCCCCGAGCGTTCCGCCATTACGATTTTGATTTACTCCGCCTAAACCCTCAATAAATTTATTTGTTGACCACCCGTCCATAGATTTTTTTAATTCCATAAAATCACTTGTAGGGTCAAGTTCTTCCATGTTTAAACCTTTAAAAATTAATTTGTTAATAAAAACTAGAGCAACCTCGTCGGGGTTTAGGTTGGTTCGTCCCGCTCCACTTTGAAAGACGTTACTAGCAACTTCTCCCATTTCTGTTTTTTGTGAAAGGTCAACTTTGTTTAATACTTCGTCTAAGTTTTCTTCTGGCATTTTATATTAAGTCAAACATTTTAGAAGCTTTTTCTAAACCCTCATACATTTTATTTCGTTGTTTTTGTGTTTTACATTCAATGATTATAACATAAGTCCCCTCGCCATTATCTTTTAGCCAGTCTTCTTTACGCATTTCGTGTTTGTCAGTTCCTTTTTTTCTTTTTCCTAATTTCATTTTATTATACACACCCCGTTTTCGTATTTTAGAGAAACATTTTCTCCTTTCACGTCGGTAATTTTTGTATGCTTTCCTTGAATACATTTTTCGTATATTATATCGAGCATATTATTTATTTCTATGTTTTCTACATTGTTTGCGACAACACTTATGTTTTGGTATATCATAAATATGGCAACACCCATTAATACAAGCATTATAAAAACTATTTTTTGAAAAAGCTCTTCGTCCATTTTTTATTCGCCCCCCTTAGTAAAATCTTTTATTATTTTCTTTTCTTTTTCGAGCATACCTTTTTTAAACATTAACCAAATAATAATTACGACAGCACATATTAATAAAAAGCTTAACCAGTAATTAGTATATATTGTTTTGTTAACGAAAGCTGTACATTCGTCTATTAACACGTAACTTTTAGGGTTACTAAAAGCTGTTATCCCGTCGTATGTTGTTATATTTGTTAAATCCATTTTATCACGTCATTAAAATAAATAATGAAATTAGAGCGACTACTATTACAACTACAACCCAATATTCTTGAAATATTTCGATTAAGGGTTCGCCTAATTCTAATATATCGTCCATTCCCATTTTAACCTTGATTTGCTTTCCACCACAATATTAATGTAACAGCGTTAAGTACTAAGTTTAGTATTGTAAATAAAAAAAGTGTGTCCATCTTTTTTATGTATTTTATTGCGTTTGCGAGAGCTTGTAAATATTCAAAATGTAAAACTCTTTTTAGTAATAAACTATCAACAACGCCTTTTGGTACTTCATTTTTCTTAAATACTATTGCGAAAGGGTTGTTATAAAAATAATGGTAACACATTAATTTTTTCCTCTTATCCCACAATTCGCTACCTTTACTTTTATCTATTAAATATGTTTTACCCTTTCGTGTGAACGTTCTTCCTTTACTATTAATATAAAATCGGTCAATAGAATTATTGTCCATATAAACACTAACGAGTGCTTTATATCGTGCGTCTATTGTTTTTATTAGTGTTAATGGGTCTGCATTAAACTTATTATCTTTTTCTGTTATTTGTAATTGTTTTAAAACTCTTGTTTTACACTTAATTAATTCTGTTTCGTATTCTTTGATTTGTTTTTCGGTTGGTTTAAATCCTTTCACTCCTTTTTTGTATTCGTTAATTAGTTTTGCTATTAGTTTTATTCTTAACTCTTTTTCTTTTATTTTTGATGGTATTTTTTCTTTTGTTTCTGTTTTTTTAAAAAAAGTTTTCTTTTCTTTTTTTGCTTTCTCTTCTTCTCGTCGGAGTTTTTTTAGTTTTTGCTCCATTTGTTTTGCTGTTAGTTGTTTAGTTTTCATTATAAATATTCACCTTGTCCCCTGATTATTTCGTAACTTTCGTATTTATCAAAATATTTGTTTGCTACAAACACGTGTACTTTTGGTAGCACTCCCATCTCTTCTGCTTCAAACGGGTCTAGGTTGTCGTCGCCAAACCATATATGATTAAAGATTATTACTTTGCCGTCAATGATTTGTTTTGAGCAACGTATGTGTACGTGTGTTAGTTCTCTCCAATTCACGTCTGCTTTTCGTGGTCGTTGTGTTATGTAATATAAGTTGTTACTTCGTGCTAAAAACTCAACCCAATATTTATTAAATAAATTGTTGTCAAACTTTTGTATTTTATCTATTATACTTACGTCACCACTTGTTCCCCATACTTTTCTAATTTGTGAAACCCATTCGTTTAGTACTCGATTTTGTTTACTCATTCCATTACGTGAATTTATTAAATTGTGAACCTCGTCGAGGAATACATCACTTCCTTGATGTTTTGAGTCATTCCAAAAATCCCAATTAACTACGGTTTCTTGTGTTGTTTTTATTTTGTCGCCTACTTGCTCTGTGTTTGTTTGTGTGTCTATCACGTCGGTACGTTTTAATCTGTAATAGTTTTTTATTTTTTTAAGTGTAAAATTTGTTAATACTAAATTATTTTTACTTTCTTCTACTGCGTGATGTACTGCGGTTATACTTTTCCCGCTACCCACTCCTCCACTTATGCAAATAATCATTTTCTCGTCGAGGAATTACTTAAATTTCTTTCCTATTTTTTCTAGTTTATTATTTAATTTTTTTACTTTGTCTAAGAAGTTTGGTTCTTCTTCTCGTCGGAGTTTCTCAAGTTCTCGCTCTTCTTTTTCTCGTCGCTGTCTTTCAAGTTTCTTTTTCTTTAATCTTTTTATTTCTTCGGCTCGATTCATTTTATTGCCTCCAATAAATCCCTAAACGTTTCCTTCACGTCGAGGAATCGTTGCGTAGGCACTACTTCGTAACTTACACCTACTTTATTTAAATTAATTACGTCTAACTCGTCGAGGATGTGCAAACCTTTATACACGCTCGTCGGTGAAAGTCCTATGTTTGTCAATATGAATCTCACGTCGATAAACTCGCCTAGAATTATGTTCTCGTCGAGGAATGAATAAACCTCTAACCAAACTGGTATATTACTTCTCAT